ACAGTTCCACTCAAATTAACTGCTAAAAAAGGCCACTGGGGTTCTTCGTTTACAATATCAAGATATGCTCTATTTATTGCATCTTTAACGTGTTGTTGAATACCAGTAGCCGTAGCGAAACTTCCTGAAGCTAATTCAACTTCATTCATTTCTCTTAACAGTTCATTTGATAAAGATAAGAAAGTCGCCATTATTTTTTAGTGGTTAAGCTCTGATTATATCCAGCCATTCTGTTACAAGCAGCTTCAAGCTCTGCTACACCGCCTGACATTTTTCCACCATGACCTTTCATAACTCTACCACCGTAGGCCATCTTACCTTTTCCATCAGCAGCATAAAAAGGAACTTCTTCACCTTTTGCATTTGTTACCATTTTAAGCTTGCCACCGCCCATCATTTTTTTCTTTTTGCCGTTATACATCATTCTAATCTTGCTCCATAGAAAATGTTTTACTTTTTTGTCGAGCTATTTCTAGCTCTGTCTGATGACCAAAAATTCTATCGTAATTAGCATCATACTTTGATTTATTAACAGGCTTGTAAAAAGATCCTGTCATTCCAAGAACTTTGCCTCTACGTTTACCCTTAATCATCATAGGATTTTCTTCGCTTCCTATTTGTGCCACTTTCTACTCCTAACGCTTAACAGTGTATTTAACACCACGGTATATTAAAGTAATATTCCTCATAGCGAACTTCTCCAAAGGTTATGCGTTCCTTCGGGGATAATCCCTTACTTCCGTCCGAAAAGGATGAACGTAGTTAAAAAAAATGGGGGCATATTTCAGCCCCCAAAGTTTTAGTCGATGCCGTAGAACGCTGAAACCAAAGCTTCAGGACGTAATACTTTCGCACCGTATACGTGAAGACCACGTACAATGTCACCAAAGCTATCAGGATCACGCATGACCTCTGTGCTGGTGATTGTTTGTGCAGTACACGTAGATGACATATGACCAGCAATAACCTTACCTGCTGCATTTGAAGTTGCAGCGATATTGTTAGACTTGTACATATCAAATCCACGTAACTTGCCAGAGCTTACCAATCCATTACGGATAGAACCCTGTCCAGCGTTAAAGTCTACTGACATTAACTTGGATGAGGTTTGCACCAGTTGCTCATAGAACTCAGGATTAGCTAAGAACCATCGACCTTCTTCAGGAACATTTTGCTCATCAAGCAGACGAGCCATATGTGAAAGAACATCAATAGGATCATGCTCACCAGATGCGTAACCGATGTCCAAGTTACCAGTACCGTCAAAAGTACCAGCAGCAAGGTCAGTAGCATTGTCAGAACCTAATATATGATTAGGCGATGAAGCAGATACACCTGCAAACATCTTAGCAATTACGCCTGTGTCGAAAGCGTCACGTAGAGCGTAAGCCGCTGAAGAAGTTGCAACCTCACGGAAGTTTACGTGAGACATATTTGTTTCAATGTCATCTACGATAAACTTGAAGGCGTTTGCCACATCAACGATTAAAGTTACTTCCGCATCCGTAAGTGCAGTCTTAGTAACAGTTCCACCACGCTCATACTGGTCAACTGAGATTACAGGCTCTTTGATAATACGTACTGTATCACCAAACGCTGCGATTTCTCCAGCATAATCAGTATTTGTGATAGCTTCTGCTACCGATGCCTTACGGAAAAAGTTTAATACCTGTTTGGAATAAACTTTCGGTAAGAAGAATGAATTAGTTTGTCCAGAGACAGAATTACCAAAGTTACCATTGGTATCCGTACTCTGTTCAAAAAATTGGTCACTAGTATTTGCAGCCATTGTTAATATACTCCTATTAACACAAAGTTAAAATTATTTAACCACTCTGCCCTCTTGCATAGCCTGTTTGATTTCTTCCTCATATTTATCAAACTGGTCTAAGGACATTGCGGCTATTTCCCGTTCAGTCCAAATTTTGGCTTGTTTAGGATCAACATTAGTTGTCTTTGTTGATACAATATCTGCTGCCGATCCACTATTAGCCTTGGGCTGTTTTTTAGTAGTTCGAGCTTGTCCAGTTTCCAACTTAAAAAGATCTATAGCTTTTGATGCTAAAGTTACATTATCCGGGTTATTGTAAATCCAACCCTGTATCTGTTCAGGCTGTTCTTTTGCCCACTCATGGAACTCATCAGATCCTCTAAGATCATCAAAGTCTGGGTGATTGCTACGTAAAGTAGTCTCTGCTTCTTTTCGCATAACCTCAGACTCACGTTGCCGTAAAGATTGAAGTTGTGCTTCTAGATCTGCTACTCTACGATCACTTTGAAAATGAGCAACTGTCTCAACAGTGTTATACAAATCAGGATATTCTTGTTTAAACTGTTCTAAATCCTCTTCGGTTTTAGGAGGTTCATAAGAAGGTTGAGCCGCTCTAGCGGTTGCTACTAGCTCTTCTTCTCGTTGTCTAAACTCAGAAAGTTTCTGATCATAATGTTTCTTTAGATCGTCATACCTCTTTTTATAATTGGTTCGTTTTTTTGGAGCTTGATCGTTGTTATCAGGGGCCTCATCATTAAGGGTAGCCTGTTGATCTTCTGAAAAGAATAATCCATTTGCACCTTGCTTAGAAGTAGTATCTTCTACCTCATGCCAAGGTTTTCTTGCATTATATGGATTAGCTTGTTGCTCCTCTACTTGTACTTCGGACATCTCAATTCTCCTTCGGGGCTTGTGTTTTTAGCAAGGTAGCCATATTAACTCCGTCAAGTTTTATGGGGCTTGTCTTACCAAGGTAGCCGAAAAATGTTATGCAAGGCTTGGGATTTTATTTGATCTCATCATGGCTTTCTTTATTTCTTCATCAATAGAACTTGGTGAAGTAACTTCAGAAGAGTCTTGATCGTACATATAGCCTCCCACGGCCTTACGTTGATAACCGCCATCATAAGCACGTTCAGCATCGTCCATCATTCGTTGGAGATTGTCTGCACCTATTTGGTCGGTTGCTTTTTTGGTAATCACAAACTCGCCATCCGACAATCGGGCTGGTATTGAGTCTGATACACCACTTCCCGGCCCTTCTACTTCTCCAGAGCCTGAAAATTCTGATGCGGTTATAATTATACTGTCGAGTATATCTGACAGCCTAGAATCTTGTTCTAGTTTTTCCGCTAAATAATCTTGATCTTCTTCACTAATGGATTTATCCATAATGAAGTCTATATAATTATCTTCCATTTGTTCGTCAGGAAGTTGTGAAGCCATTGCTTCGTCCATTTCTTCTGGCGGTATGTTAGGATAAGTATCTACTGGCATACCCTCATCAGGAACCATTAAAGAACCGCCTTCTGCTAAACCTTTTCCAAAAAGAGGAGCTTCTACATCACCAATTTTAATTGTTATTTTGTCAGCTTTCTTAGGATCAACTTCTAATTGTTTTAGTTTACCTTTTGAAAATAATGATGATACAGGAACTTCTTTATCACCAATTTTAATCATGGCTTTATTATCGCCAGAACCTTCTGGTTTTGCAAGTGGAGTAGCTATATCTTTATCTTTTAATGCTTTAATTATATCTCTATTTGTTATACTACCTTCTGACATAGCAGAGCGTGGAAACATTTCTGGCTCTTGTTCGCTACGTCTTCTGTTTTCTTCAGCTATTCTTTCTCTACGCTGCCTTTCTCTGTTTATTCTTTCGTTGTTCCTAAACTCCATAACTTGACCGTGAGTAGGAAAAACACCTAGCGTATCTTTTTCTAGCTCTGAAAGTTCTCCTTTAAAAGGCATATCAGCATCTTCTGTACTCATACGAATAGCTTGACGTATTTGTTCAGATTGAGTTTTTTCAGGAGGGCCTCCTTTATTCTTCATAGTTCTTAAAGTTGTTTTATCCGCTAAGATTTTTTCTGCCATATTAACCACTCTAGAATCAATCTCACCAAAATCAGGATCATCTGTCAGGGTTCTAATAAACAATCTTATATCAGCAGCATTTTTACCTGTAAGATATTTAGTAAGATTATCAAACCCATCAAAAGCCATATAATTTTTTGCAGCATCTTCGGGATCTAACTGCATTGCTATGTCTACATTACCAGACAAAGGCCCCATGCCACCATCATAATCAAATCCCATTTCATCCATAAGACCTACAAATTCATTCTCTGGAAGATTATTAATTGCATCATCAAACTGAGGATCTTCTGCAAGCTCTCTTAAAAACTCTCTATTCATAAAGTCGGTTTTATTTTCTACGTCTTTTTTCTTTCCTAGTTTTTCTAAAAGACTTATAACTTTACCACCTACTTTACCACCAATGTTTTTATTTTTCCTAGGCACTAAATCTAAATCTGTATCTGGATCTTCAGTACCAAGTTTAAAAGCTATTTTTTCATTATTATATAAGAAAAAAGGTCTGTCTTTTTCCATAAAGACATAAGTTTCTGGGTTTTTAGAAACTTTAGAAAAGGCTTCATCCATTGATCCACCTTTTATATTTTGCACATCAGCTTTTGATGAAGGTATATCTTTATCTTCTGACACATAATCAATAAGCTTTGTAGTTGCAAATGTTGTTGGAATAGTAATAGCAGCCGTAGCTCCAATACCTTCCATTCTTGCTTGCCTAGCTGCCCTTGACATTTTAGCAACAGGAGCGATTGTTTGTTGACCCGGAGTGGGTTTTGTCATTACTGCATCTATATTTGCTTGAATTTTTGAAAGCATACCTTTTCTTTTACCAGCACCTGTTTCTTGAGTCCTAATAAAATTTTCTGCAACTTTAACGTCATCAATTCTTAAATCGTTTTCTTCGGCAACTTCTTTAAATGCTTCTTTCTTAGTCTTACTTAAATTTTTCTTTTGCACCTGATCATAAAGCTTTTTCATTCTATTATAAAAAGGCCTAGCTTTTTTTATTCCTAAACGTACTGCAAGACCAGCAAAAGCTTTTTCTCTTTCTGGAGGAGTTAATAAACTTGCCATAATTATCCTTTACTCTTTTCGTGTAAGTGCTTCTTTTACTTGTTCTGGAAGACTTTCAAGTTTAACCACTAAATTCATCTTCCCTTGGCTGCGGTACATTTCCAGTTCCGATGTTGCCCCCACCAGTACCTGTAACTCCAAGGTCTTGAGGTTGTTCAGGTGTTCCTTCAGCGGCTCCCATAGCTCCTTGTTCTTGGTTATCGGGGCCAACCTCTTCGCCAGTTGCTTGTCCAACATTATTTTGCATTCCTATTATTTGTGCCATTAGTGCAGCTTCTTCAGGATCATTTAAGAGTTCATCTGGATCAAGATCTAAACTATGTGCTAGTTCACTAATAAGCTTGTTAATCTTAATAAATGGAGCTATAGCAGGGTTTTGTGCAGTTTGCAAGAACATTGTCAATCTTTGACTCCGTACTTCTTTCTGCATTAAACTGTTTGTTCCTGTAGCTCTTACCTCTAAATCTCCTGTAACATTTAGTTTACTTTCTAGGAACTGCATATTCCACTGAAAGTAAGCTTCTCCTAAAGGCTTTAAAAGAAAGTCATCAAGATTCTTAATAACTGTCTTTATGTTAAGAGAAGCTGCGCCTAGCAACATTGACATCCCTGAAGCAGTACGAGTCATGCTTTGTACGCCTGTCATGCCGTGTGAGTAACTAGGAATACCTGTCTGTTCGTCTGCAAGCTGTCTAAACTTGTCGAACATCATCATATTCTCTGTTGATGTATTAGGAAACTTCAAGCCGTTTATTGCTGTGCCGGGAACTCCTGCCTGTCTTCTAAAGACTTTGCCCGGATATATCTCCATTGACTGCCCACCTACTAAGGCAGACTCATCTACATCAAACACTAAAGAACCCGAAAGAGCAAGATTATCAATAGCCATTCTTGCATGACCATTCATAATCTTCTGAGAATCATCCATGTTCTCAGCAACACCTATGCCAAAAAAGCTGTAGGGGTTCTTTTCATAAGAAAACGCATGGTAGGGCAACCTAAAAGGAGTAAAGGGATTTACTACAGCCCTTAAAAGTAATCCGTTACACACCCAAGCATTTACTTGTACTTCATCTAAATCATCTATCTCGTCAGGAATGTCCATGCCTATCTGCCGACAATACTCAGCATCCATGACACCCCAATACTCTAACACATCAAACTGAGAAGCTCCATAGTCATCAGTTCTATTGTCATCTTTTAATTCTTGTTCGTAATCCTTTTCAACATAGTTTGGCCCCATTCTAAGGCAGCTTCTAATCATCTCCTTATCGAAATAAGGCATTTTTGTTAAACCCCTTAACTGGGTTCGATTCATCCTATGACGGTGGAATACATATTCGCATTCGGATATACTTGTTGCGTTAGGATCAGGGAAAAAATCCCATATAGATACAAACTCCAAACGAGGAACCCGAACATCAATAGGAGAGTAAGTTCTGTCACCACCCTCTTGTTCAGTCCATCTATGTAATGTTTTATTGAAGTTAAAAGGCCCTTTAACAATGCCAGTACCGAATAAAGCTGCTTCAAATAACGAATTACGAATTTCACTTGCCCCATTTGACTCCTCTATCTGATCGTGAATAAGCTGCTCCATTCTTCTTGCAGCTTCTTGTGCTGGATTTAATTCAGGGTTTTGAGGGAGAGGAGATAATCCTTCCGACAATTTTCCCTGTTCTTCTAGCTCAACTTCAACTGGAGTATCTTCAAACTTACCTTTTCCAAAGGTTGCTCCAGCTTTTAAGACACGACCATCTCCAGAGTATCCAACATCATAAGGGCTTTCTACATTCTCCTCTTCTGTTATTTCTTCTTGTGTTGTTTCAAGTCCCGGTAAGGGATTTTGAACGTCTACATGGGCATATTTTAAAACGCCTTCAGGTAGCTTTGTTTCGGTAATTCCTATTGGAAACTTGTTAGCTCCAAAAACTACATCTACCAGTTGTCCAAAGGCAGCTAGTACCTTTGTCTTTGTAACCTTTACAAACACTCTAGATTTTTCAGATTCTCTAAATCTAATGTTTTTTGCGTAAAGGCCTCTATAATTGTGATAGGCTGTAAGCCATCTAGACTCATCTAAGTCTCTGCTATTCTCAGCAGAAACAAATCTATCACTAATAAGACCTACAAAGTTATTTCGTAGGTTTTCTTCAAGACTAAGCTTAATACCTTGTTCTTCAGTTTCTTCTTCAAAGTATAAAGAATTTGCTGTGTCTTCAATCTCTGACATTGTTTTCCTGTTCTAGTATAAGCTCAAACTGTTCTTGTATTTGATCTTGTTGATCTTTTAACTCAGCCTCTTGCTTTTTTATCTTTTTTTCTGTAAAATCTATAGTGTTAGATTTCATAAAGGTTTACTAATTCTAAGTTGTGTAAAAGTACTTCCATATTTAGGATTATTAACACTAATATTAAAATTAGTTCCTTTTCTATTAGTATAAGAGACACTTGCACCTTGTGATTTTTGTCCCATACTATCTTGATACTTAGCAGCAGTAACTGTAGTATTACCGAATCGTTTAGAAATTTTATTTTCTATAGATTGAAAATCTTGATTTGCTTGAACATTAGTTTCAAGATCAAAAATATTACCAACAGAAAGTTTAGAAGAACCGCCATTACTGTATTTAATTCTTTTCATTAATACCCAAACTCCGCATCTACAGGTGTATAAGCTTGTTGTGTTCGCAAATTTCTAAACTGACTAAATATGTCGTTTACTTTTGGCCTTGACATTATTAAATATCTCAAAGCATCATACGCATGATCAGGTGCGTGTGTATCAACGTCTTCAGGGTTAGATTTATCCAGTGGAATACTTTGGAGTTCACGTATTAAGTTAGGACAGCTATTGAATATCTGTATTTTAGGTCTGCCACTTGGTTGCACTCTCAAGTATTCATGGATTTGTATCTTACCCTGAATACGATTTTTGTCGGCCCTACGGAGTTTATGACCTGCACGTAGTAATGTTTCTCCAACTGTAGGGCCTGTAGTACCTGTCCTGTTCCAAGCTGCCGTATCTAACACACCTGCAACTGCAAAAGGATCTTCTAGTTCCATGTTGATTAGCACTTGAGCCAAATCAACGCCTGTTAAGTTCTTTCTATATAACTCTCTGTATATTATCAGAGTTCCGTCTGAGGAATCAACTGCACCCCAAACACAAGCACTCTCTGAAGCGTATCCGTAGTCAATTCCTTTGACTCGCTCCCAATGTACAGGAATGTCAAAAGGCGCAATAACATGAGTTTCCATTTCAAACTCTGTAAATGCTGCACCCTCTGTAACATCCCAGTTACCTTCCAGTAATTGTTTTCGTTGAACTGGAGGCAACGCTTTTAACATCTGTTCGTATCGCCCATCCTTTGCTAGGTAAGGATTATCCTCTAATCTAGCAGGGATGAACTTTCTTGTCAACCCATCGGTTCCCAAGAAAGATTCATTAGGTGGGGAAGGGCTTACATATCTCTTTCTTACCCAAGATGCTCCAACTCCACCGGGGTTTGCCGTACATCTCATGTAAGGCGTTATTTCTGAATCTGTAGTTCTTAGTCGTGAAGCTAGGTAGTTCCAAGCAAACTCTGTTGCTAGGTGTGTAACTTCATCAAAACCAATCCAAGAATATGCTTGTCCTTGATATCTGTAAACATCCGCATCACGTTCTAAGTATCCAAACTCTACTTTAGCACCACTAGGAAAAGTCCATATCTTTTCTACTTCTCTAAACTTGCAACCGGGAAAAGCTTTAGGGTATAATTCCCTCGACTTGTCTATTAACTCTCGTAGCTCTGGCATAGACCTTCTAAGTACCAAAGCCCTATGAGCTTCCCTATGTGCATAACGTAGGGGGTCAACAATCATAGCGTAGGATTTGCCGCCCCCTGCTGCACCTCCGTAAAGAACATCGGTTTCTGGTGCAGCTAAAAACTCTGTCTGTGGCCCATCATTAGGACTAAATATGACATTATTATTTTCTATTTCCTTTTGCAAGGAAGTCGGTAAGTCTTCTACATTAGAAACTATCTTACCTTCCTTCGAGCTTTCAGAGTTATCTATTTTAGATAATGTGGATCGTGATGCTCGTAAGGATTGTTTTTGAGCTTTTAATTTAGCTTCAGCTTTCTGTATTAACTTTTCTTTATTTCGTATAGTTCTATTTGCTTGTATTCTATCTTTTGTTGCTTTACTATACGTATAATTTCTTGACTTAGTACCTTTTTTACGTCCACCTTTCTTTTTAGGTGTACCGTCTACTTTTAGAATAAACTCTCCGTTTTCATCCTTTAAGTAGCTGTCTGGATTTATTTCCCAATCGTTCTGCATCTATTATCTTTTTTAACCCTTGATGGCTTAACTTACGGCCTGTCTTGTACTCAAGCCACGCAGAACCTTCTCTTAGTGAAAGAACTCTATCAGATACCATTGTTTTTATTTCTGATAAAGCTTGTAACTCTGAAGGTATTTCTTCTAGTAGTTTTGGATCGTCTTTAGATACTTCATAACCAAAGGG